CATCTAATCCTTTACTTTGTTTGATTGGAGTATCATATACTAAACTCTTAAGTTTACTTGGTGAAATAAGAGTATCAACTGACCCTAAAAATTCACACTCAAACTCAATTTTAAATTGTTGTTCTGAAGTGTTTGCAATAGTTTGTTCTTTCCATTTTGCATCTCTTCCAGGAACTTCTGACCAATGAACCTCAGTTGGAACATACTCATTTTTACTTCTTTCTGCATCATGCCACAAACGGTAGAAGTGGTTCATACCATGTGGAGTAGAAACTATAATAACTTTTGTAGATTGTCCAGAAGAAATTGTAGGATATACAGATGCAAAGAAATCATCTGCAAGATGGTTTTGAACGAATGCAAATTCATCAAGGAAGATGATGTTATAAGAACCACCTCTAACTGCAGATGCTGATGTAGAAGCAGCAAGAATCTTAGAACCATTTTCCAGTTCCATAGAACCCTTGTTCCAAGCTAAGATACCTTGTTGCAACCATTTAGGTAGATTTTCATATGCAGTTTGTAATCTATTGAGAAGGTCTCTTGCAGTTGATGCTTTGTTAGCAAGAATGGCAATATTTACATTATCATTAAATATAGCATAATGGAGTAAATAAGATACAACAGTTGTAGATTTACCTGTCTGACGAGGCATCTTACAAATGTTAAATCTATTGTTGTGGAAATTTCTAATTAATTTTTCTTGGAAATCATATGGTTTAAATGGTTGAAGTCCATAATCCAAAGTTACAATTTGAACATATGATTTTGCAAAATATACAGGATCATTCTTACACTTTACAAATTCAACAATTTGGTCTTGTGAAAATTGTATAGGAGTATTTGCCTTTTTTAAAAGGGGATTACCAAGATAAATGTTATTGTCCATAATAAAAAATTTTTATTAAATTAACAATTCCACTTTCTTAATGAAAGTGCTTTTCTTGTGGGTCTTCCTTTTTCATCTTTCATAGGACCAGGCATTCCACCCATCCTTGCACAAAATGATTTTCTTCTTTTTGCAGATTTACTATCTGGATCAAGTTTTGATGGTTTAGTAGTAACAGCAAGTGAAAGATGTGAACCTGGATGTTCTCTTCTATAAGATGCAATTCCTTTCTTGTTTAATCCACCTTCTGGATTCTTACCTTCTTTTTTTTGCCAAGCAGGAGATGCTTCTGCAAGTTGCATAAACTGTGAAAAAGAAATACAAGTATCTTCTGCAGCAACACAATTAGGAACTTCTTTTCCACCTTTCATTTTAGTTGGTGGTTTGCCAACTTTCTTACCAGTCCAACACTTACTTGCACCAACATTTTTTTGTGCTTGCTTCAAATTTTCACTAAAAGTATATTCTTCAGTTTTAGCAGAATCTTTCCAAGCCTTTGCAGTTGGATATCCTTCTTCTCCAGATTTCTTTGGGGGTAATCCTTTTTTCTTTCTTTGATTTACATTATAATAAAGTCCATGTTTTGCTTCTTCATTTGCTGGATGTACTGTTGCTATACTGTACTTTTTCCACATTTCTGGACCATATGAACATTCTTGTTCATATTCGTGTTTGCCACACAATGAACAGAATTTTCTATCCCCAAGTGCTTCTTGAATTTTATTGTCTTTAAACTTACTGTGGTTCTTTTTAAGACCTGTTTCCATCTTAATTAATTCATCATAATAAGTTGGAAACTCATTAACATGTTGAAGGGCAATATCAATAGCCATATCAATATTATTGGTATGCTCTTTCTCTAACTTATATCCTTTCTTTACTTGAGCAACAACTTCTTCTGGAGTAATATTATGTTTATGTGCAATCTGTTTCACAGAAGGGTGTCCCTTCATATCACCATGTCCCTCTTCCTTTTCTACTTCATATCCTTTCTCACCTATCTCGTGCTTCATAGCAGCAGCAAAAGATTTAAACTTTTTCATTTAACTTCTGTTTCCTCTACATTATTTAGAAGACCTTGCTTTATAAGTTTAGAAAGTTCTGCAGTTGAACCAACAAAAAGTGAATTGTTTACTGTAGTTGGACCCTTTTGAGGAGAATCTAAATCTCTCATTTTCTTTTGAAGGTCAATTAATTTATCTGTAGTATCTGCAACTGATTTGATTAATTGACCAGCAACTTCAAATGCTCTTGGATGACCAGATTCTTGTGCAATTTCTAATATACCATCAACTGCCTCTTGACCTTTTGAGATTAAACTATAGAGTTGACCTCTACTATATTCATAATCTTTTTGAGGATCATTAGGAGAATCTATTGGAGAAATTTCGACAGGATCTGCTATAGAAACAATTGATGTCTCTATATTAAGTGATTCTTCTATCTTGGAGAATTTGTTTCCCATACACTATATATCAAATATCAGTTCCCTGTGTGGAACTAAAGTCTTTAAAATCTTGGAAATCTGTAATTTCATCATTAAATCCAAAGTCATCCCCATAAGGAATTAGTGGATCATCTGATGCATCAATAACATTATCTTCATTATAATCTTGAAGTGCTTTTGGAGTTACTGTGTATCTAACTTCACGTTTTGCATTTAATAAGGCATCAGTTGCATAATCAACTTGAACTTTTTTAATAAGTCCTTGACTATCTTCTGGAATCTCATTAAACAGATATGTTTTTACAGTAAAGTTTAAGGTGTATATAATAACTCTTCTTGTAGTATAGTCACCTTCATAATCATCCCTAAATCCAACTCTATTTAAAACAATAGGAATATCCCTTACTTCATTAATTTCTGGAATTAATCTAACACTTACATTAAATGCTGGTTGGAAGCAAGGAAGAATTTGTTCTATAATTTGAAGTACATCATCCTGAAGTTTTCCTAAAATATTAAGTTCAAACCCAATATTATATGGAACTGGTGAATAGATATTGTTTATTACTTTACCATCAGATGTTTTTGGTGCTTTAAATGTTTGGATGACAGAAGACTTTCTTTGTGGGTCATAGTCTATTGAAGTCATTTCAAATGACATTCTTGGGAGAGTTAATGCAATCTTTCTATCTCCTGCTGGACTTTGTTCAATTCTTGCTAAGAATTTTTGAACAGGTCCATAAGAAAGGGGAACCTTTAATGCAGATACTGGATTATTAGTTTCGTCATAATGTCTAACTTGAATGTCATTGAATAAAGTTCCAAAAGCAGTTACTGTTTTGCTTATCGCTTTATGGTAAAAGTATCTTCCAAACATTTTAATTTTTTGTAAAGTTTATTTTTTTAAACTTCACCAAATGGATTGACTTCGGTAAATACTAAAATATCATTAGATTCTTGTTGTATTTCCTCATCTTCATCATATGCTGAAGTTGTTAAATATGTATTGTATTTAGATATAATATAAGTAGCAGTTGATGCAGATCCTACAATTACATCTCCAACAACAAAATCAGTTTCAAATCCATCAACAACAAGTTTTTTAGTTTCAGCATCCCAAGTTTTAACAAAACCTTTTGCTCCAGAAATAGATCCTGTAACTTCTTCGTTGAAAATAAAATTACCTGATGAAACTGTAGATCCTGCTCCAATAGTAATTGTTGGTGCTGTTGTGTATCCATAACCAGCATTTAGAATTCTAATAGTAGAAATTCCTCCATTAGAATTTATAAATGCTTTTGCTATAGCAGTAATTCCATTTCCAACTGGTCCAGAAATAGTTACAGTAGGTTCTAATGCATAACCTTGTCCTGGATATGATAATGTTATTGGACCAATACTTCCTGAAGTTGCTATTCCAACTTTAACTTGTGTATTATATCCTCCTCCCCCATAAAAAGTAACTATTGGTGGTTTGTTTGAATAATATCCAGATCCTGGATTTTCAATATAAACTTGATCCAAACTTTGGGAAGACAATAATTTTCTTTTACTTGTAGTAAACCCAACTAAAGTCCCTTTGATTCCAGTTATTGGAGAAGATACTACCATAGTTGGTGCAGAACTATATCTATATCCTCCATTGATAATATCTACTGTTTGAATTCCTCCAGTAACTATTGAAGTATATGCAGTAGCAGTAATACCAATTCCAGAAACTGTTATTGTTGCATCATATCCAAGAGCTTTGATTGCACTATCAACTTCATTGATACTTGTATTAATTTCTTCATCTTCTAATTCAAATAATTCACATCTTAATTCATACACATAATTTTTTTGAAGTTGATAAAATGGTTTTCTATTTTCAACATATTTAATTTCCATTAAACTATCACTTAATGGAATATAAAGTAAATCTCCTTCATTTGGTCTTAATGCATTTACGCCTTGAATAGTTCTTGTCAATTCTCCAATATAAGTTTCAAAACGTTCTTTTGAAATAATTAATGTCATTTCATCAGTAACTTTGACTCCAAATTTAGACATTAAAACGCTATTTGGATCAAACCCTTCATAGTTGACCAAATATGCTTCTATTGGAAATGCATGTTTAAATTTTGAATATAGAACTTCTTTAATTATTTTTCCTTGAGAAACAATTTCTCTGGGCATATAGTAAACTTCTATGCCATACATTTTTAATTGCTCGTTAATTAAGTCTTGAACGAGACTTTGTTCTCCTGTTGTTCCTTGTATGAAAAATGGATTTAACATATTATCCTATCATATCGAATGGTGCTGTTTCATACTCACTCAACATTCTCAATCTAATTGCTTCTAATTCTTTTACTGCATCATCATAAATTTGTCTTCCATTCAATTCAATACCACCTGGAAGTTTAACACCCTGAAACTTAATTAAATTTTGCCCCCACTGCTTCTTAACTAAAGCAGTAAAATACATTTTTAAGAAAGAATCATTATATACTTTTGTATAATCATTTGGGTCAAGTATTCTATAACACTCCATAATAAGGTAGTTTCCTGCAGTTATAGAATCCCAGCTCATATCAATATAAAGTCTACCTTGCCTTTTATTAAATCTAATTTGTCTTTGTGGATTAACAATCCAATCAATATCTTCAAGATATCTCTTTGTTACATAGTAATTTAAAAGTTCAGTTGAACTAAACCAATAAATATCATTTAAAAATAATTGATAATTAACATTAAATAAATTTGAAGTAATAGTTCTATTATCTAATTTAAATACTCTTTCTACACCAATTACACTATCTGGAACTGGAATGTAATTTGAATTTTCTTCCCAATTAAATGATCCTGTAGGAGAAGTTACAGTAGTAGTTGCTATACCAACATTATATCCACCACCTTTAGATCTTCCTCTTTGAATATCAGCATCAGTAAATTTATACTTGAGAAACATTTTTTCAACGCCATCAAAATGTCTCTCATTAAAATATTGCAAAGCATCATCTAACCTATCATCAAGTTGCTCATCTGCAACGTTGATTTCTAAAACAGGAGCACCAAGTTGCCTTAAAGTGTAATCTTTTAATTCTTGTCTTGATGCGGGCTTTGCCATTATTCCACTACTTTTTTAACTATTTAGATCATCTAACATTAAAGTAGATATTGTTTCTTGTTGTTTCATATAAAGTTTTACATAACATTTGCATAGATTTCTCATTAAATCTATATTAGTGCAAGTATCAAGTTCTCTTGAAATTTTTTCAAATTCAAATAATTTGGTAATAGTTTCAAGTTTTAAATCTTCATGATCCATTTAAAATTTCCTTTAACATAAATTTAATTTCATCAATAGATTTTTTTAATTCACTAATATCATTTTCAAAAGTTTCATTTTTATTTTTTTGATTTAAAAATTTACTTTTGTTGTAATTATATTTTAATAAAGAATTACTGTCTGTATTTAAAATAGCATTTGTTTTAATATCTCTAATCAAAGATGGATGTCCTTCCACCTTTGCATAATCCCCTTCTATCATTTCAGAGCAATTGTTCTTAATCTCTTAATCAATGGAGATTGTGCTTGATTTGAACTAGATCCAATTATTTTTATTTCAAAACCAGTAAATTCTGGTAAATTATCAATAGTATATTGATACTCAAGATATTCATTTTCTTTACTAATAGGCATCAAACTATCTGATAATCCATTATTATATGAAGGATTAATAACATTTCCATTTACATCCAGGTTTGAATAACCAGGGAAAAATTCCCATTGTTGGTCTACATCTGGGGTATCATTTCTAAAAATTTTATAAAGAACTCTAACATCAGCATCTTTTGGTCTATAAACATCAACATAAACTTTTAATGAATTTGCTGGGTTAATAAGTTTAATTGGATTAGTAATATGAACAAATGCATGAGGATCTAAAGTATTTGAAGAAACTCTGTTATCTGAAGTATAACCAACTCCAACAATTGGTTGATTAATTCTATAATTTTTAGTAGTTAAAAATGCCTGGTCAATATCAACAATTGGAGAAATGTTTGAGCTATTTGTATCAAAAGTTAAGTCTAAGGTTAAAGATTTATTTCCAACAAATTCAGTTGCATTTAAAAATACATTTTCATTTTCTTCAGAACTTACCATCCTAACTGTATTAAAAATAGTTTTTCCAGTTGCATCTAGTGTAGAATATCCTGCATCTGTATAAGAAATTTCTGTTCCATTGGCACTTGTTCCAAAAACAGTTCTTACTGAAGCTGCAACATTTGTTCCATTAGAAATATTAATAAAGTTTGGATTTAATTCTACTGTATTAAAAAGTTTATTTTTAGTAGCATAAACAGAATTGCCACCACCAAATTTAGAATCTTTAAATGTAGTTGGAACATTAATATAATAAGAATCTAATGTAATTGTAGAATTAGCACCAGAATCTACAAAGTGTTCTGTATTAATACTTCTTAGGGATACTCCATTAAATTCATACTTATATGCTAATGAATTTACTGGATGATTTACTTTAGAAGTACTGTCTATAGACCTTGCAATTGTTGTAAGTTGATTTATACCAACTCCTTGATACTCTATAATTTCTCCATCAATTACAATATATCCTGGATTAGTTGGAGAAACTGTTGCTCCTTCAAAAGTTGAAAAAATGGATGTACTTGCTACACTAATTGAACCAGTATCTGTTAATCCATATCCAACTGTTATTTTAACAGGAAGAATATCTGATTGAATTCCAGAAATCTTAACTTTAGAATTTGGATAATTTAATCCATGATTTGGATGACTAATTAACATATAATTGCCATCATTAGGAGCAGAAAATCCTGTGGTAATTGCTATTGGATTTTGTGGTAAAAGATTATCAACAGAAAGAACATTTACCTTAGAATTATAGAATCTAGATGTTCCTCCAGAAGTTATAAAATCACATCTCTTTAAATTAAACTTAAGATCGTCAGTTTGTACAGCATTCCATGTAGTGGAATTTTGTGATTTGAAAAGTGACCCCAATGAAGGTTGTTTGTTAATTATAATTTTTTCAACTTCAGGTTTATTTGCTGTTGTAATTTCAACTTCACCAATTCTAGAAGTCCAAACTGTATAATTATTAGAATCTGAAATCAATACTAAAGCATACTCTCTTCCACCTTCCAATCTAGTTAAATCATTAAATGTAAATGTTGTTGCAACAGAAGCATCTTGACTAATATTAATTTGTGATGGGAACAGAACTTTCTCTAAGTTACCTACAATTTTATCAGAACCACCTGGATAACCATTTACAACTTCTCTAACTTGTAAAGATACTGGAATTGTTGTATCTTTGGAAGCAAAGAAAATATCAACTGAAGATGGGAATATACCAGTTTCTTCTGAAATTATAAAACTTTGTGCTATAGGGTCTCCCCATGTAACAGTAACAGATGTAATTTCATCTCCTTTTGAAGTAAAATTAGATACACATTCACTAATTTTTTCTCCAGGAAGTCCTTGAGATTGATATTCTAAAACTCTTACTGGAGAAATTCCTGTATTAAATTTTGTCTGAGATGTTAATGGATTTGGAATAAAAATACTTCCTATCAATGTTCCATTATCATCTGATACTAACTTAATATCAGATACAGTAGCTGTTGCTCCACTTTGACTACCAACCAGTATTGAATTTTTTTCAATATTTCCAAAGAAACTTGATACATTAGATACTTGTAAAGAAGCAGTATCTATATTAATAGTGGAAGATTGTGGTCCATAAATTGTAGAAAGACCTACAGATGGATTGTATGGATTAATAGTATAAGTTGATGTAGGGGAATTATATGGACCAGACTTATGATTTGGAACACATACTCTAAATTGACATTGAATAGTATTTTCTGGTGACCCTGCTGGTGGATATACCACAACAGTTTCTCCAACTTCAAATGCTTTATTTACTCCTGTTATCTCTAAGAGTTTTGGAAATACATATGTAGAACCATTAAAATTAGAAGTAATGTCTTTAGAATCAAATAATAATTTAAATCTAGTATTTGGTTTTAATCTTGTAGAAGAAAATTCTATATTCCTAGACCTAATATTAGGTGTTTCTCTATAAGTTACATATCTTTCTGTAACATGATGTCCCCAACGAGTTTCACTTTTTTGCAATTGAACTTCCCATCTATCTGAAGATGGATTTAATGTAAGATTACCTGACCAAGTAGTTACATTATATGGATTTATATTAATTACTCTACTAGCAAACTTTTGAGAAGCATACTCTATCTCACTATAGTTTAATGTTAATGATTTTCCAGTTAATCTTAAATTATTTGAATTAGTATTTGATAAATTAATTTCAGATGAAGTAACTTCAGAATCATCACTGTATAGTGTTAAGTCTACTCTATCTTTTTGTATTGGAGAAGATAATGTATTATTTGAAATAGTAGCATCATAAATTAAAGATTCTGTATTTGAAAAATTATAAGAATCAAAATTATCAACAAAAAATCCTGATTTAAATCTATTAAATCCATCCTTATCTTCAATTTGTAAATCTTTTACTGATAATTCAAGTAAAGACAATGAGGTATAATATTCTAAGTTTGAAACTCTATTTTCTATGCCTCTTAAATCTGACATAGTATATCTCTTATTGTCAGTAAGATTAATGATAATATCAGTTTGTACATTATAAACATAAGGTTTTCCAACTATAGTTGCAACATCAAGAACTTCATTTGAAATTGTAGGAACAGTTGGAGACTCACTTGGTTGTCCTAATACTAAATTGAAATTTCCAATTTTATCTAAAGTAATCTTATCAATTCTTCCAAGATAAAAATCATAATCAAACACAAAATTTTCATTAGAAGCTAAAATCTGTGCTGCATTTCCTCCATAATTACTAAAGTTTCTTGAAGAAAAATCAAATGGACTTATAAGATTTGATAAAGTATAAGATTGTACTTTGGGTCTAACATCTATTGCATCTGTATTTCTTATAGATTCAAATACTGGAATTAAATTTTTATCTACTGATGATGGATAACTATTTGATGTAATAATATCTCCATTATCTGTTGATTCAAATGAGAAATAATCAAATACAATTTTTAATCTTCCTGAAGGTTCTTTAGAATTATCTTTTCTTATTAATCTTGAAAAGTCATAATATTGCTTTCTTTGTCCATTATCAAAGATAAAATCATTAACAATATTTTTGTCTCCAGATGTTACTGATGATACTGTTGCAGTATATCCACTTTCTTGGAATGTAACTATTTCACCTGAAATAAATGATTTATTGTTTTTATAAACCAAGTAAATTTGTGTTGTTGTTTTTTGTTGAGCATAGATTGCAACAGCACCAGAATCTGCTCCAACAGCAACTTCACCAACTATTAGGTCATTGGTATTTGAAAGTGGTCCAGATATTCCTGAGAGGGCAATATAGGGCAATGCTGCATCAGATGTTGTAGATGATTCAAATATACCATGAACTTGAATAGCATCAGCAACATTCAAGCTAATTTCATTATCTTCAACTCTTACGCCATAAACAGTTGTTGCTGCCAACCCAACATTTTTTGGTTCAGTATATTTTGTATTTGTTACTGTAGAAACAAAACATCTGTTTAATTTTTTAAATTTAGATGTTACTTTTGATTTAATTTGAGTTGAAATAATATAAGATGTTCCTGTAAAGTTAGTTAATCCAGAAATAGTTAAATCTTTATTTCCATTAGTATATGTAAAAGTTGCATTAGAAAGATTTTCTAATGTTTCATCAGAATTTGATAACAAATATCTTTCTTCATCAAAAGAAGTATAAACATAATTGCCAGTTAATGTTGGCAATGTTAAAGTTGTTCCTGTTCTGGAAAGTGTATTTTGCTTTTTAATGTAAATATTGGTGTTTAATGTATCTACATTAGAAATATTAGAATTGCTTAATTTTGAATATAAAGAGGAAGATTCTTCCTTATTAATAACTATTGTTGGTCTAATTAAATTTAAATTTTGTATTTGATATGTTCCTGTTCCAATGTCTCCAGAACAAATATTTGTTACTGTAGATAATCCAACAATTTCAATTTTATTTTTTGATGCATATATTGATGTTACACCAACATAAATTGCTGAATTAATTCCTGAGATTGAATATGAAATAACATCATTTACATTCAATGCACTAGCAAATGAACTTCCATTATCAGATGTGACTGTAGTAATACCAGCATCTATGTTAAATGTAAATGGTCCTATAATACTGTATCCTTTAGATAATACAGAATCTCCTCTAAAACTTGTAATTGGTTGATATACTGATTTAACATCATTGATAGAATAATCTGTTATTGTTTGAATGGTTTGAACAACTTCTACACCATCTACAGTTAAAGATTCTCCAACAAAGAATTTTCCAGATACTTGATATAAATTTATATTTGATCCAGTTGTTACTACTTTAACATATCCAGTAGCACCACTATTATTTCCTTTTATAAAAGACCCAACATTGATTGATGCAACAGATCCTGATAATGTTAGGTTAGTATATGTTTGAATATCAAATAGATATAAATTAAACTGACTTGATGGACTTGAATAAGATGTATTATTAGATTCAAAATCATAAACTCTAGCAAGACCAATAGTGCTTCCTAAAGCAACGCCATTTTCCAATCTTTGATTCATCAAAGATATTGTGTCTGATGTAGATAATCCAATGTTTGGTGAATTAAAAACATTATTAATTCTAATTAAATCACCACCATAAAATGAAGATGATGAATTAACTGTTTTTGTTTCTCTTGGTTTTGGATAATCTAATAATACAGACCCTGTAGATATCTCATATCCCTTTACATATGATTTACCTGGAGAAACTTTGAGTAACCCAAGATCTGCAGATGGAGTTGACCCATCTTGTGTTTTTTGAGTATCTAAGTATATTCCACCATTTCCAAGGTAATTATTTAAAGATTCAGTTGCTTCTATTGAATATGGATAAACATAATAGTTTCCAGATTCCTCAAATGTTCTTCTTGCTAAGATATCATTAATACTATTCAAACTATCATTCTTTTTAATAGTTTGCAATAAACCATTAGTAACTCTAAAAAGTTCTATAAAATCATTATCATTAAAGTCATCTAAAGGTTTTTTAATTAAACTTAAAGTAATTTTTAATCTATCTGCTCCTGGAGCTGCATAGTTTGAAAATCCTTGGGCATTATCATTTAATGATGAATCTTCATCAGAATTTACTAAACTTTCTACAATTTGTAATCCAACTCTGTAAGAAGGTGTATTTGAATATTGATCTAAAATTATAGTATCTTCATTTACATTTACAAAATATCCTCTTACAAAATAAACACCAGAATCTATTTTGGCAGCAGAAGATATTGATGTAGAAACTCTATTTACAAAAGAAGAAACTTTTGCAAATTCTGAATTTGTAAAAATATATGAATTTCCTACTTGAAGGTCTTCAAGAACAATTAATTCTTCCCCATCAAAAAATACTTGATCTGTAAAAGATGTAGTATCTGTAGTGTTTGATGAACTTAAATAATTAATATAAAGTGTTGTAGATTCTCTTTTTGAATCTAACTTAGAAAGAACTTTTACTACTTTTGCTTTAATATTTGATAATTTTCCTTGGATTTCTTTTCCAATTAAATTAGAATAATATGATTCTACATCAATACCATTGTAGGTACTTTCTATTTCTACTGCAGTAAAATTATTATCATATTTATACCCACCAGGAATTACTACACCACCATCATTAAAAAAAGAATTTCCAAATTTTTCAATTTGATTTTGTAATATTGATTGGAGCGTAGTTAATTCTCTAGTCTGTACTGTTACTCCAGGTTTAAATAAAACCTTGTAGTAATCATTACTCTCGCTAAAGTCATCAAAATATGGACTTTTATTGAGATTAGTACTTTGGGGCATTTTAGAACTCTATGATAATTTTAATATCTTCTCTTTGTTGAGATTGTCTGGTAACAGAAACTCTGTTATCTACATAGACAATATCACCACTCTTTGTATTTATATCTGGATTGGAAAGACCACCAACAAAAGTTTGACCAAAATATATATTACCAACATTAATTCCAAAAAATGAAGTATCTACTGAATAAGTAGATGAAGTTACTCCATCAGTTATAACTACGCTGCTTCCATCAAAATTTGCATAATTGTATCCATTAGAAGGTTCAGTATAGTTTGAAAAAGAAGTACCAACAAAATATGGATCTGAAGAAGTTGTAGTTCCTGAAGTATAAGTATCTGTATAAAATTCTTTTGGTTTTGTATATTTAACTACAAATGTTGTTGAATTAATGTAAGTGACACTGACTACACTTCCAACAGCACCTGTACTTGCTTGAATAATTTTAGAATCCTCAGTAAATCCTGCAGATGCATCTCCCAACAATTTAATAGCATAAACACCAGAACCTGTTGTGTCAGTAAAATTAGTAGTTCCTCCAAATGCCTTTAAATTTCTAAAAATTCCAACTCTAGCAAATTGATTTCCTTCAATAAAGTCTGGATTTCCAATAATATTTTCTATCCTGGTATATGCCAATAATTTATTACATCCAAGTTCTTTGTAAATATTACCTCCATGTCCTCCTGGTGGGGGAATAATTACATTAAATATTGATTTTGAAAATTTTGGTGCTACAATAGAATCTAAATCAAGTGTTGCAAATGTATAACCAGAACCTGATGAAGTGACTGTAACTTTACTTGGCCTTAATTGCTCATCAAATTCTACTGTTGCTTTTCCTCCAGTACCATCACCAAGAATGTCAACATTATTGATTATTGTTTGACTTGTTGAATATTCTGTAGCAGATTCAATTAAAATAGTTTGGATTGCTCCATCAACAGCAGAATCTCTAATTCTAGCAATTTCTGTATTTGTACTTGTTTCCCAATTATTAGGAACAGAAATATAATTAGTAGAATCAAATTTTAATACATCTGCTGGTGAAATAGTATACAAATATTTCCAAGTATATCCATCAGACTCTAAAAGAATGTCTGTATGTAATGGTTCATTAACTGATACTACACCCTTATTATTATTGGATGGAGATGCCCCATTGTTGATGCAAATATAAACTTTATATTCACTATTCATTACATAATATCTACTACTATACAATGTAGTATAATTCGTAATTGGTGTTAAATTGTTGGCACTATAATCATGCCTATACATATCATATTTTAATCCAGACTGCCAAACAATTTTTGGAATAACTCTAATTACATTAGAAGATGTTAATTTTTTAACACCAAGAACAGTATTTTTATATTCATTTAAATGATTAAAATTATCTATTGGATCTGGAGTATTACTATTCCAATCTGTTCTAATCTCTTGGTAATTGGAAAGACCTATAAATGTATAGTAATTTCCATTTGCACTAATATCATCAATTGTATTAGTGCAATTTTGTATTCTTAAATTATCTGTTATAATTGCTGGCATTTTAGTGGCACTTTATGTTATTTATTTCAATTCCAAACATTATTAGATGCATCATATATATATCTCCAAATTGAAACTGAAGATATTCCAACTGAATTTTGATAAGTTGATAATCCAACATAAGATGATCCAATTGAAACTACAGTAGATCCATATCCTATAAAGTCAGATTCTAAATAATCTCCAAGTTGAATTCCAACACCAACCAACGTGTTAATTCCAACAGTACTTATTCCAGTAAAAGTTCCTGCAGTAACACTTATTCCTGTATATATTCCAACTTTAGATTTTTGAGATATTCTAGATTTTGGTACTATGTATCCATCAATAATTAAATCTCTCTTTTGTTGAGTCCAATCAATTGCTCTTAATTGTGATGAATTTGAAGATAATCCTTCTAAATTATATAATTCAGTTTTTAATTGATCTGAAGTCAATATTTCTTTTACTGTCCTAGAAAGTTGTTTTTGTGGGGATGTTGCAAAAAGATCTTTTTTAATTTGTACATTATCACCTTTTTTAATAGTTTCTTCCACATCAACTAGTTCAGTATCACCAAAAGTACCTTTGTAAAAATAAACTTTTAAAGTACTTCTTTCGTATGTACCATCTTCTTTCAATAGTGCTGGAGGTGCTTCTACAAAAGTTATTTGTGTTCCTCCATTAAATTTATAAGATTGTCCTGGGATTTGTAATACATCATTTAAAAATACTAATAGATTATATGACAAATCAATTTCAGACCCTGCTTCAGATTCTAAGCTAAGTGGATTTGATACATTGTCTATAGTTTCTCTAATAGTAAAGGTTTTTCTAACTCCATCTACATAGGGAGTTAAATCATCTAATTTTTGCAATATTCCTATATTCCAAGCAGCAAAAGCATCCTTCCCAACTTCTGTAACTGTGAATTGTAAAGCATCAGAAGCAGTATATGCTGAAGCAGTAACTATTCCTGTAGGATAAAGAACTTCTCCTATTGTATATCCATACCCAGCATTAGTAACATAAAAATCTTTAATTGTTCCATTAATGGAAATATTAAATGATACAGAAGCACCTATACCTAATGTAGACCCTTGAAGAGGAACATTATCATATGCTATTGGAGGATCTATAATTACAGATGGGGAAGTTGATGGAGTATATGTTCCAGTTGGAACATTATCTATAAGATTTATAACAACTACCTGACCATCAGACACAATAGCTTCTGCCAAAGCAGAACTTAACTCTTCATTTTGATTTTCAAATCTTACACTATAAGTACCATCTTTATAACCAGATCCTGGATTGGTTATTGTTACTCCTGCTATAGTTCCCTCTGGAGTAATTGCATAAACATATGCTTCTGCTTGAACTAGAGGTTGATAATTATTTCCAGAAGATAACCCATAACCAACTATTATTCCTCCTCTTGGATATCCTGCAATATTAACATCATAATCTTTAGATGTTAATATTCCAGTTTTATTATTGCCTATAAAGGTAATACTGGTAATTCCAGAAACAGTATCTTCATTAAAAATAAAAGATTCTTCAAATTCTGGATATTGAAAAATATTATTAATCAATACAATTCCATTATCTGATTTTATTCCAACTGTATTAATTCCAGAAGAAGTTAGTGTAAAGGATGTAGTAATTCCATTAAATTGTTCTGAAATATCATCAAAAACTAAATTATTATCATAATTTGATTTTAAAAATATTCTTCCATTAAAAGTACTATTATTATTTGGTTCAACTTGAAATATCTCAATAGTTTTAACTGGGTCTGAAATTGGAAATGGATTTGAAATTGGTATTTTTATATTATTTTGTGAATCCAAATAAGAAGATGCAAAACTAAAATTATTTTCAAAATTTTTAATTAAAAAATAATTTTTATTAGAAATTAATCCATCTGGT